GCGATACCTGGCCTGCGCTGCCGCGCATGTTGGTGGCGCACGTGACCACGACACCGGTGGGCGCGCTGCGCATGAGTACGGCCAAGGCGGCGGCGCTGGCGCGGCGCGTGTGGGGCCGGCCCGGGGCGCAGGTGCGGGCGCGGGATCTGGCCGCGGCGCTCGGGTGGTCCCGCCCCCGGGCCGAGGCCCTGTGGGTGGGCGTGGGGGGCCAGCAAGCGGAGCGCATGACGGTGGAGCTGGCTGCTGGGCGGCGCGTCGAGGAGCAGGAGCTGGCCGGGCTGGCCCGGCTACTGGACTGTGAGCCGGACGGGCCGGCGTGGAACGAGGCCCTGGACGGCCTGGAGGCGGAGGGCTGGACCCGTCCCGAGCTGCTGGGGCTGGTGGCCCTGGAGACCGCGGTACGGGAGCGCTACGGCTGGTGGGGCTCGGACCGAGACGGAAACACGAAAGGAGGGAACGATGGGCTACGTGAATACGATTGACAAGGTGGTGCCGGAGCTGGCGGAGCTGGTGCGCCGGCGAGAGACGACGGAGCAGCGGTACGGCGCGCTGGCCCGGGCGGCGGATGGCGTGCGGGCGTGGCGCCGCAGCGTGACGCCGCCCAATGAGCTGTGGGAGCTGGTGCGTCGGCTGGCGTGCGGGCGGAAAGCGGCCGAGGAGGCCCTACGGGAGACGCTGACGTGGACGGCGCTGGGGCCGCTCCTCCGGGCGGCGGAGCTGAGGCTGGAATCGGAGCGGGCACAGGTGCGGGCCGAGCTGGAGGCCCTGCGCAAGCAGACCGAGGCCGTGGCCAAGACCGTGGCTGCGGTGATGGGGAGCGGGCAGGACGCCAGCGACAAGGACGGAGGGGGCGCAGATGAGGCTTGACGCCGGCGGCCCCGGCCCCTCACGATGCGAGGCGAAAGGAGGGAGTGATGCTGAGACTAACAGAGACCGAGCACAGGACCCTGGAGCGGCTGACCGCGCAGGCGGCGGTGGCGTCGGCGCTTGTGCGCCGCGTCAACTACTTGAGCGGCGAGGTCCTGGACATGGCGGGCGCCGCCAAGGGTATTCTGACCGGCCGGGAGCTGGTGGAGGCTGGCGTGGCCGCGGACGTGGACCACGGGCGGCGCATGGTGGACTCCAGCACGCCGCGGACGCTGACCGTGGCCCTGGCCGGTGCCGCGAACCGTGCCGCCAACGACGCGCGTTTGATCCTAGAGGGCCATTGACACCGAACAACCGGCGCCGGGCGGCGCAGTAAGGCCCCGGGACTGCGGAACGATTCCGGGGCGTTGCTATACTAGGGGCGCGGGCTGCGGCCCGGCTGGAGGTGGACGTGGAACACAGGCTCGAATGGGTGGACCTTGGGGAGCTGAGGCCGGCGGAGCGGAACGCCAAGGACCACGACCTGGGGCTGCTGGTGCAGAGCATCCGCCGGTTCGGCTTCGTTGCGCCGTTCTTGGTGGATGAGGGTACGGGCCGGCTGGTAGCCGGGCACGGGCGCGCGGAGGCCCTGGCCGTGATGCGCAACGCCGGCGAGGCACCCCCCCGTGGCGTGCGCGAGCAGGACGGCCGGTGGCTGGTGCCGGTGGTGCGCGGCCTGGAGTTCGGCTCCGAGGCCGAGGCCCTGGCGTACCTGGTGGCCGACAACCGGGCCACCGAGGCCGGCGGCTGGAACGAGGCGGAGCTGGCCGAGGTGCTGGCGGAGCTGGAGCGCGAGGTGGGGCTGCTGGGCGTCGGCTTCGACCAGGAGGATCTCGAGGAGCTGCTGCGCCGGCTGCACGGTGAGGCCCCCGAGGCCGGCGGGGAGGCCCCCGGGAGGGACGCGCACGTGGCGCCGGCTGAGACGGAGGACCTGGCGCGGAGGTGGGGCGTGCGACCCGGCGACGTGTGGGTGATCCCGAGCGTGACCGTCGAAGGGGGCGGCCACAGGATCGTCTGCGGCGACGCCACCGACCCGGAGACGGTGGCCGCGGCGCTCGGCGGTGGGGAGGTGCGGCTGGTGTTTGCCGACCCGCCCTACGGGATGGGCAAGGAGCGGGAGGGGGTGGAGAACGACAACCTGGCCCGAGAGGAGTGGGCGGCGCTAATGCGGGGGTGGTGGGAGGCCGTGGAGCCGCACATGTGGGAGTATGCGAGCGCCTACGTGTGGGGGCTCCCGGAGCGGCTGTGGTGGTGGTGGTACCAGGACATGGACGCGCGGCGGGTATCGTTCCGCAACGAGCTGGTGTGGGTGAAACCGACCGCACAAGGACAGAGACTCGACGGCCCGCGGACGTTCGTGCCGCAAACCGAGCGGGCGTTGTTCCTCATCCGCGGGGTGGTTGACCGCGCGCCGGCCAAGGACGACTTCCGCGAGGAGCTGGCGCCGATCCTGGACTATCTGGTGGAGCAGAAGCGGCTCGCGGGGTGGTCAACGGCGGACGTGAACCGGGTGCTCGGGACGGCCACCATGGCCGGGCACTTCTTCCAGCGGAGCCAGTTTGTGGTGCCGAACCGGGCGCACTATGACCGCATGCGCGAGGCCGCCGGAGGGCTGGCGTTCGGGCTGACCTGGGAGGAAATGTTGGCGCTCGGCGGGCTGAGGCCGGCCCCGGGAGCGGACACCGCCGGCCCGGGGGGCCGCCCTGAGATTCCGCGCGGCTACTTCGACAACGTTCACGATGCCATGACGGACGTGTGGGAGTTCTCCACCGTGACCGGGGCCGAGCGGTGGGGCCACGCCACGCCGAAACCGGTGGGGCTGGTGGAGCGGGCCGTGGTGACGTCCTGTGAGCCGGGCGGGCTGGTATATGATCCGTTCCTCGGGACCGGGACAACGCTGGTAGCGGCCGAGAATCGCGGGCGCGTGGCGTGCGGTGTGGAGCTGGTGCCGGACTACGTGGCCGTGTGTCTGGAGCGGCTGGCCCGGCTCGGCCTGGAGCCGGTGCGCGAGCAAGGGGGTGACGCATGAGTGACGACAAGAGGTCCTCGAGGCGCCGGAGGGCGGGGCGCCCCGACCTGCTGACCGATGAGGTGCAGCGGACCATCGTGGGGGCGCTGCGACTCGGGCACTACATGGAGACCGCGGCGGCGTTGGCCGGCGTCAACAAAGACACCGTGTACGGGTGGCTCAAGAGGGGGGCGCGGGTGAGGGCGGGGAGGGTGCCGCCGTCGAAGCAGACCGATTTCGACAAGCGGGCGGCGGCATTTTCCGACGCAGTATCGCGCGCGATGGCGGAGGCCGAGTCCATCCTGCTGGGGTACATCGCGCGGGCGGCGGCGGAGGACTGGCGGGCGGCGGCGTGGCGGCTCGAGCGCCGTGCGCCGGAGCGCTGGGGCCGGCGGGTGGTGGACGTGGACGTGACCACGGGCGGGGAGCCGCTGCGAGAGGAGCGCGGGCGCACGATCCTGGTGTTCGCCGGCTCGGCCGAGGACGACCCGGAGCTGACACCGCGTCCTGGAGAGTACGGCCCGGACGGGCAACCGGCCGGCGATGCCGAGTAACGAGGTAAGGCTGGAGCTGCCGATCCGAACCGAACGGCAACTCTGGCGGGCTGTCGGCCTGGTGCTGGGCGTGCGGATTCCGGCGAAGCCGTGTTGCGAGCACCATACGACGCCGTGGCGCGCGTTCGCCGACGCCTACTTCGCGCGGTCGCCGGTGGCGGTGTGGAAGGGCTCCCGGGGGCTGGCCGGCAAAACGTACCTGTTGGGCGCCTTGGCGATGATGGAGGCCGTGACGCTCGGGGCGGAGATCACCGTGCTCGGGGCTCCGGGGAACAGTCGAAGCGCGTGCATGAGTACGTAGCGGCCTGGACCTCGAGGGACGCTGTGCGGCGGCTGCTGGCCCGGGAATCGACGGTCACCGAGACGCGCCTAAAGCACGGGGGGCGCGTCAAGGCGCTAACCGCGTCATCGAAATCGGTGCGCGGGCCGCATCCGCAACGGTTGCGCTGTGATGAGATCGACGAAATGGAGCTGCGGATTCTGGATGACGCACTGGGCCAACCCATGGGCGCGCGGCGCGCACTCGGGCCGGTTCCGCAGCAGACGGTGCTTTCATCGACGCACCAGTATCCGTCCGGGACCATGGCGGCGATTCTGGACCGGGCCGCGGAGCGGGGGTGGCCCGTCTACGAGTGGTGTTATCGCGAGACCCTGGAGCCGCACGGCTGGCTGGCACGGGCCGAGGTGGAGGCCAAGCGGCGGGTGATGAGCGACCGGGCGTGGGAGGTGGAGGTGGAGCTGCAAGAGCCGGACGAGGGGGCCGTGGTGATGGCGTCCGACCAGGTGGACGCGGCGTTCTCCCTTCCTGCGGAGGTGCCGGAGCTGCCGCCCGGGGAGCTGGTGGTGTTCGAGCCGCCGGCGGACGGGGCCGCCTACGCCGTTGGGGGTGACTGGGCCAAGAAGCGCGACTGGACGGTGGTGGTGGTGCTCCGGGTGGACTGCACGCCGGCCCGGTTGGTGGCCGCGTACCGGGACCAGCGGCGCCCCTGGCCGGTGATGGTGGAGGCGTATGACCGGGTTGCGGGGTTGTATCGGGTGGTGCCGGCGGGTGGGCGGGTGGAGGTGATGCCCGGAGTGGCGGCGCTGGTGCCGGCCGCCTACGACGCCACGGGTGTCGGCGACGTGGCTGGCGACTATCTGCGGACGCCGGCGGTGGGGATCGTGCTGGTGGGCAAGGCGAGGACCGACGTGCTCAACCGGTATTTCGTGGCTGTTGAGCACGGGGAGCTGGCGATGCCGCGCGTTGAGCCGCTGTACCGCGAGCACAGGCGAGCGTCGGTGCGGGACGTGTGGGGGCGGGGGCATCTGCCGGACACCATATCTGCGTGCGCGGTGGCCTGGGCGGTGCGCAAGGTGGCGCTGGGCTCGGTGTACCCGGTGGCCTGGTGAGCAGGACACTTGAGCGAACCCGCGAATATTAGGGGCTTGACAACCGCGCACGGGCGACCTATTATCATAAGTGAAAGGAGGGAACGATGGAAACCATGACCGGAACCCCAAAGCAAATCGAATGGGCGCAGGAGATCAGGGGCAGGCTCCTACCTGAGATCGAGCGTGTGAAGGCCGCCGCCGTCGCGATGCTGGCCCGCGTGGACGCGGTGGCGGACGAGGACCTGGAGCTCTACGAGGACACCCGCGATGGGCTCCGCGAGGACCTCGAGCGGGCGGTGGCCGTGCTGGACGCCGCCGCCCGGTGCGCCGACGCCGAGGCGTGGATTGAGTACGTCCGGAACGTGGACCCGGCCACCGACGCCGCTGCGTTCGGGTGGCCGGAGCGGTTCGGGGGCGTCGTAGCGCGGCTGGCGCAGAATGCCCCTGGGGTGACCACTGGCTCTCCGCTGGCGCAGACGCAGCACAACGCGTCGGTGGTGGCGCAGGTGGTGAGCGGCTCACTCGCCGAGCTGTACCCGGTGCTGGTGGGCGGGGAGGCGGAGTGATGGCCTCCCGCCGCGCCGACCTGACCGTCAAGTGGAGCACGCCGGCCCCCGGCGAAGGCCGGCTGGTGTGCGAGTCCGGGGAGTGGACCTGGATGAACGTGGTCTACTCGGACGGGACGCGCGGGCAGGCGTACTACCACCACGGCTGCGATGCGTTCGCCGTGGCGGACCCCCTGCGGTGCGACCTGTGCGGGCGCCCGATCCCGGGAGCGGACTGGTGAAACGCGGCCGCCGCGCCGGCCAACGTCAACGTGCAGCGTGGACGGGATACCGGGGGGGCGCGGCCCCCCGGCTTCTCCAGGCTCAAGGGAGGGACCGATGGAGAGACTATCGTGGGCGGCGGCTGTAAGCGAGGCCCGGGACCTGGTGGCGATGGCGCTGGCAGACGGGGGCCGGCGGGGGCGGTGGGCACTGGAGGCGGCCGCCCGGGTGTTGGTGGAAGCGGACCGCCCCCCGGCCCGCGTTGACGGCTCGGGGGATCTGGACATGAGAACCCGCCGGGCCGCCGGCGTGCTCCTGGAAGCGGCCCGGGCGCGCGTGCAGGAGCACGAGCTGGGCGTGCCGCGGGCCGACTGCGGGCTGTGGGCCGGCAAGGCCGCGGCGGCACTGGAGCGGTTGGCGCAGGACGCCGAGGGGAGCGGGCTGACCGAGACCGGGACCGACAACCCGGCCGGGCTCCCGCTCCTGGCGAAGCGTGCGCGGGCGCTCCTCGAGGCCGTGGTGCGCGGGCAGGCCGGCACGGAGCTGTATTGGCGCGAGGCTGCTGGCGCGCTGGCGGAGGATGCGCACGTGTGCGCGGGACTCCTGGGAGGGAACCCCGGGGCCGAAGCCATGGAGCGCGCGGCGGAGGACCTGGCGCTGGTGCGCGAGCGGTGGGGGAGCGCCGTGGCCCCGCTCGCGGCGGCGCGGGCGGCGGCGGCCGTGAGGTGGGCGGCAACCGTTGTCGGGTACGGCGCGACGGGCACCACGTGTCGGCCCGCGGAGCAGTGGGTGCGCCGTGGGCTCGAGGCGCTGGTGCGGACGACCGCGTGGCTGGCGCTGGCCCGCGAGGCGCAGGCGACGTCGCCGGACCCGAGCGAGCGTGCGGTGGCGGAGGCACTGAACGGGCTGGTGGCCGGCGGGCTCGATGCCGCGTGCGGCGCGTTGATGATGGCCCGGGACGAAGCGGTGGCGGCCGGGGGGGAGGACGGTGACCGTGTGGCGACCGCGGTGGTGACGGCGCGCGCTGCGGTGGAAGCGGCCCGGGCCACCGTGTCCAGCGAGGAGCGCGTGTGGGCTGTGGCCGAGGCTGTGGCCCGGGCCGGCCGGGCGGCGGCGCCCGAACCTGTGGCCGGGGCGTGACAAGGCGGAAAGGAGGGAATGATGAAGACCTCGATGAGCGAAACGTTGGCGGCGATAGAGGGACGGCTGGACCGACTGGAGGGCAAAACCCAAGAGGCCAGTCAGGCAAGATGGGGCGCCGTGAGACGGTACGCGGCGCGGCAGGCCGCGGAGCTGATACGCGAGCTGGTGGGTGAGCTGGCCGCGGAGGAGCGAGCACTGGCGGAGCGCGCGGCAGGGGCGCTCGAGTCGTACTACCTCTCCGGCGACTTGACGGCGTGGACCACGGGCCTGGCGGAGGCACGCGCGCTGCTGGCAAGGCTGAGGTATGCCAAGGCCGGGCTCACAAGCGCGAGGCTCAGCGTGCTGGCCCGAGAGGTGCGCGTGGCCGGCGGCCCCGAGCAGGCACTGGCGGTGATGCGGCGCCGCGTACCCGGGCTCGCGGACCTGGACCCGGACGCGCACGGCCGGCTTGGCGAGGCGATGAACCGCTTGCAGGCGGCGCTCGACCGTGTAGCGGAGGCCCCCGAGGATGAGGCGCCCCGCGCGGGTGAATCCGCCGAGTGGGCGTGGCTGGACCTGGTGGCGGACGTCCACCGGGAGTTCGGACGCACGCTCGGGGCGGGGGCGCTGGCGGTAGAGGCCCGGGCGGTGGCGCGTGGCGCGTGCGGCGATGAGCAGGACGGCGCCGGCGCAGTGTCGCTGCCACACGTGGCGGCCCTACAGGGGCTCCTCCTGTGCATGGGCGGCGCGGCGGCGTCGGAGGCAATGCACGAGACGGCCGTGGTGCTGGCCGGACGCCGGGACAACGACGCCGCGTGGCTCCACGAGCGTGCCTACGCGGCAAAGCGGCTGTGTGAGCTGCTGGGGCGGTGACGGTGGCCGCGAGCATCTGGACGGTGTGCCGCCCCGGCGCCGCCCCGGAGGTGGCGATATGCGAGACAACGGGTGAGGCCCGCCGGCTGGCCGAGCACTACGCCGACCTGGCCGGCGGGCCGGCATGGCTTGTCGAGCACGGGGGGCGGAGGGTGGTGGCGTGCCCGGCCCCGGGGGCCGCCGGCGTCCTGTGGAGCGGTGGACGGCTGTACATCGGGCGCCGGCCCGGGCGCCGGCCCGTTGACCGCGCAACCGCCGAGGCGCTGGTGCGGGAAGGGCTGGCCGGCCGCAGGGGGGTTCAGGACACTTGAGCGAACCCGCGAGTATTAGGTGGTTGACAAGGCGTGGCGGGCTGAGCTCGAGCTGGCGGCCCCCGGCGGCGGGCTGCTGAGGCGGGCGGCCCTGGCCGCGGCGGCCGCCGCGGGGGCTGCCGAGGCCGCCGGGTCTCAGCACGCGGCGGACGGGTTCCGGGCGGCCGCGTCTGTCTGGCAGAACAACGCCGGTGGGCGGTTCGCCGATCCGGCGACCATGGTGGCGGGGCGGCTCGCCGAGGGGCTGGCGTGGATGGACTAGCACCGCGGCCCCGCGTGGAGGATGGCGGGCGGGCTTCGGCCCGCCCGTTCCGTCTCGCTCCGGCGCGCCCCCCGGCCCCACCACCGAGGTGCCGGCCCCCGGCCCCGGTTCCGCAACCGCCGGCCCCGGCACGGCGCCACAGGCCCGCCCCCCCGGCGTTCGACCGGCCCGGCCCCGCGGTCCACGGTGGCCCACAGGACACTTGAGTGAATCCGCGAATATCAGGGGGTTGACAACCGGGAGCCCATAACTTATGATAACAAGTGAAAGGAGGGAGTGATGGACAGGACCCAAGATACCGCAACCGCAACCGACCCCCGCCCAGACGGACCACGGTTCCGCACGGTCGAGGGCGTACAGGTGACACGGGACTACATCGGCGGCGGAAACCGCGTGCTCATCACCCGGAAACACCGGGTCTTCGTCACTGGCAGCGAGTTCAAGCCCGGTAACAGCGTCACCGCCTACGTGGACGGCGACCAGATCGAGAGCGAGACCGTCCTCTGCCGCGAAGTGTGGGAGCCGGAGACGCTCAACCGGATCGGTCAGCCCGGGGCGTATGTCTTCCACCTGGACCGGGAGCGGCTCCGGGCAATCGCGCTCCGCATGGCGCTTGAGCACGGCTTGCCGATCCAGGACAACGCGGGGGCGTTCGATGAATGAACGCTGTGTGGGAGAACCCCAGGGGGGGGCGGGCGTCATGCCCGCCCCCCCTGGCGTCATGCCCGCCCCCCCCTGGCGTGACGCCCCCCCCCTCCTATAGAACGTATAAAGAGAACCTACACAGGGGGGCTTGCGCGTCGCGGCCGGCGTGGCTTATCATCGGACCATGAAACGGCGGCGACTGTCACGTAGCTGGTTCCGGCGCTCGGTCCCGGCGTCGGAGGCCGACGCGGCAACGATCATGACGGGACCGGAGCCGCCGGCCCGAACCGGGACCCGCGCGGCGCTCCGCGCATACTCCGAGGCCCCGTGGCTCCGAGCGGTGGTGGGGAAAGTAGCGGAGTCGGTGGCATCGGTGCCGTGGGAGCTGTGGGCCGCCAAGGACGGCGCGACGGGGCGGTACATCATGCCGCCCCGCTCGGTGGTGGGGGCGCAGCATCCGACCCGGGCCGCCGTTCCGCCGGGCGTGGAGCTGGAGCAGGTGTTCCAGCATCCGCTGCTGGATATCCTGGCCGGCGGGGGCCTGGACGCCGAGGTGGAGCCGGTGGCCGGCCTGGCGCCGCTCCCGGGCTCGCAACTGTTGCAGGTGACGCAGGCGCATATCGACCTGGCCGGCGAGGCGTTCTGGATTCTGTACCGGGACGGGCTGGGTGTGCCGCGCGCCGCGTTCCCGCTCCCGCCGTCGGCGGTGACGAGGCGGCCGGCGCCGCGGGACCCGGTGTTCCACGTCCTGGTGGGCGGCGAGTCGTTCACGATTCCGCCGAGCGAGGTGATCTGGTTCAAGACGCCGAACCCGGCAGACCCGATAGGGCGGGGCGCCGGGCTCGGTGAAGCGGTGCTCGATGAGGTGGACGCCGATGAGCTGGCCGCCCGTCATATCACGTCCTACTTCCACAACCGGGGGATTCCGCCGCTGGTGGTGAGCGGGGAGGGGCTGACCCCTGACCAGACACAACGGCTCGAGGAGACGTGGCTGGCGAAGACGCGGGGCTTCTGGCGCCGCTACCTCCCGGTGTTCATGCGGACCAAGGTGGAGGTGAAGGAGCTGGCGTCATCGTTCCGGGACATGCAACTCGTGGAGCTGCGGCAGTTCCAGCGGGACATTATCCGCCAGCTTTACGGTGTGCCGCCGGAGATGCTGGGGCTGGTGGAGCACAGCAACCGGGCCACCATCACCATGGCGGAGCAGATCATGGGGCGCTGGGTGGTGCTCCCGAGGCTGCGGCTGCTGGCGTCCACGATTCAAGCGCTGCTGGTGCCGGAGTATGATGAGCGGCTGATTGTGGCGTTCGCTTCTCCGGTGCCGGAAGACGAGAACCGGCATGTATCGGTGGCCCGCGCGGCCCCGTGGAGCCGCACTATCGACGAGTGGCGTGCGTTGCAGGGGCTCCCGCCGCTCCCGGGCGGGCAGGGGCGCGTGCTGGCGATACCCAAGGGGTACGACCTGCTGGCGGTGGAGGACTCATGAGGCGGCACGTGGCGGTGCTCGAGGTGGCCGTGCCGATGCGCGGGCGCACGATGCGCGCCGAGACCCGGGGGCCGGGCGCCCCCGTGGCAACGCTCCCGGTGGTGACGCGGGCCGGTGCCACGCCGGCGCATGAGGTGGCCGCGGACCACGAGCGCGACTACCAGGATGCGTTCATCGGGCCGGTGGAGCGTGCCGCCGCGGAGGTGGACCACAAGGACCTGGCCGCCCGGCTGTCGGTGTCGGTGCCGGCGGCCGTTGCGTGGCTGGTGGAGGAGTGGCTGGCCCCTGGGTGGAGTGAAGGGCTTGGGGCCGCCGGCGAGGGGGTGGCGGAGGACGTGATCGCGGCCGTGATCGGCCGCTTAGCAGAAGAGGCGGAGGGGCGGGCCGTAGGCGCGCACGCGGCGCGGCTGTGGGGAAAGGGCAAGGACGGCTCGGCTGCCGCCGCGGCCGCGAACGAGGCGGACGGCTACGCTCGGGCGTGGCTGCAATCGCGGACTGCTGAGCTGGTGACGCAGGTGAGCGACAGCACGCGCGAGGCGCTGCGGGCCGCCGTCGAGGCCGGATACGACCGCTGGGGCAACTACCAGCGGGTGGCGGAGGAGCTGCTGACCACGGACATGGGGCTCGACTCGGGCCGACAGCGGAGGCTCGAGCGATACCGCGCCAACCTGGCGGATCAGGGGCTCGACGCCGAGACGATAGCGGAGAGGGCCGCCCGGTTCGCCGCCGAGCTGCGCGTGGAGCGGGCGCTGCTGATCGCGAGCTACGAGAGCGTGCGGGCCGGGAACGCGGGCCAACTGTTCTCGTGGCGTTCGGCGCAGGACCACGGGCTGGTGCCGGCTGGGGCGCGCCGGGAATGGATCGCGGCGCTTGACGAGCGGACGTGCCCGGACTGTGTGGCGATGGACGGCGTCACCGTTGGGCTCCAGGAGCCGTTCCCGACGCCGGCCGGGCTGCTGGACCACGTGAACGACATCCACGTGCGGTGTCGGTGCAGCGAAGGGCTGGTGTGGTAGACTGACTGGGAGGTGACCATGGGCTGGAAGCTGAACACGGCGGCCGTGAAGGAGGCGGTAGCGATGATTGACGCCGGCGACGTGGACCGCGAGAGTGACTGGGAGTTTACCGCCGCGGACTCGGACGCGTTGCTGGACTCGGTGGGCGGGGACTGGGAGGCGTATGGGCGGTGGTTTCTCGCCGTGGACCCGGACGCCAACCCCGAGACCAAGGGTGCCTACGGTTATCCCCACGGCAAGGCCGGCAAGGTGTACCGTTCGGCGGTGATCGCGGCCAAGGCGCGGGCGGCGCAGCAAGACGAAACGGAGATAGCGGAGGCGGCCGGGGGGCTCCTGGAGCGCATCGACGCCGGCGAGGACTCCGCGACCGAGAACGCGGTGGACATCGAGACGTGGCGCAAGGCTCCGGCGGCCGGGGCGCTGGTGCGGGCTGTCTACACGCCGCAGATCGAGGTGCCGCAGGAGCTGCTGGAGGACCCCGAGGCGGTGTTCGCCGGCGGGCGCGCGACGTTCGTCCTGTCCACCGAGGCCGTGGACCGGTGGGGCGACGTGATCCGCGTTAGCGGGTGGGAGCTCGATGCATACCTTCGGAATCCCGTGGTCATGTACGGGCACGACCATGACACGCCGCCAGTGGGCCGGGCCGTTCGTGTGGAGGTGACGAAGCTGCCCGGCGTCGGCCCGGCGCTGGTGGCCGAGGCTGAGTATCCGTCCGAACGACTGCATCCGTTCGGGAATCTCATCTACCGGCTGGTGGCGTTCCGCTACCTCAACGCCGTGTCCGTCGGCTTGCAGGTGCTCGACTGGAGCGAGCTGGAGAACGGCGACGGGTACGAGATCAAGCGGCAAGAGCTGTGGGAGTTCTCCAACGTGAACGTGGGGGCCAACCCGGAGGCGCTGCTGATCAACGCCGGGGCGGACTCCCGAAGCCGGGAGGTGGTGCGGGCGACGGTGGCGGACCTCGAGGCCGAGGTGGCGCGGCTCACGAGCGTGGCGGACGCCGTGGCCGGCGGGTTGGCCCCGGGGGTGGCGGAGGCCCACCGCGCGCTCGCGACTCTCGGGGAGGCGGCCCGGGCTGTGGCCGAGGCGCTGCGCCGGCCCGCGATTGTGGTGCCGGACGTGGCCGTGACGCCGGCGCCCGCCAGCGAGCGCCGGGCGGACGGCGGAGGCGGAGACAACGGCGCGGCCAGTGTGGCCGAGGAGCCGGAGCTGACCATTGACGGGGAGCCGGTGGTGGAGGACGTCACCGGCGAGGAAATCAACGTGGACCCAGAGGCGGTTGCGGCCGCGGTGCGGGCGGCGCTGCGTGACCGGTTCGGCCGCCTACCCGACTGAACACTGGAGGTGTGATATGACCAAAGCGGAGCTGGAACAGATGATCCGGGACATCGTGGGGGACGCGGTGACCGAGCGTCAGAAGATGTTGACGCTCGCCGGCGCCGCGACGCCGGCCCGGGGACGCGAGAACCATGGGGGTGAGACCACCAAGCCGCGGGCACTGGTGGGCTCGCTGGCCCGGGCGCTCGCCGCCGGCAAAGGCGACGTGAACCGTGCGTCCGAGGAGGCCCGGCGGTTCATGCCGGCCGACATGGCGGACGCCGTGGTGCGCGCCCTGGAGGGCGGGGCGTTCGACTCCGAAGGCTTCTTGGTGCCTGAGGTGTGGGCGACTGAGGTGATCGAGCTGCTGCGCCCGCGGGTGGCCGTTCGTGCGATGAACCCGAGGGTGGTCCCGCTGGACGACGGTAACCTGACCATTCCGAAGCTGACCGCCGGCGCGACCTCCGGCTACGTCGGCGAGGCTCGGGCGCGGGAGGCGTCGGCCCCCGAGCTGGGCCAGGTGAAGCTGTCGGCCAAGACGCTGGTGGGCGTTGTGCCGGTGCCCAACGGGCTCATCCGCTCGAAGAGCGCGATGGCGTCGGAGCTGGTGGAGGCCGACCTGGCGGACTCGCTGGCCGAGACGCAGGACCAGGCGTTCCTCCGCGGTGACGGAACCGACTTCACGCCGCGCGGGCTGAGGAGCTGGGCGCATGCCGACAACTTCATCTCGGGCGCGTCCGGGGGCGACCTGAACAAGATTCTGAGCGCACTCCGGGACGCGCTGGCCGCGCTGGCGTCCAAGGACTGCAAGATGCTGAACGTCGGCTGGATCATGAATCCCGTGGTCAAGTGGGCGCTCATGTTTCTGCGCGACAGCAACGGCAACTTCCTCTTCAAGGAGGAAATGAGCAAGGGCACGTTGCTGGGCTTCCCGTTCGCGGACACCACGAACATCCCGGCCAACCTGGGCTCCGGCGCCGACTCGGAGGTGATCCTGGCCGACTTCGCTGACGTGGTCATCGGCGACATGACGGGGTTGTTGCTCCAGGTGTCGGACACGGCGGCCTGGGAGAGCGGCGGGCAGGTGTTCTCGGCCATTTCCCGCGACGTCACGGTGGTGAAGGCGCTCGTTGCGCACGACCTCATCGTGCGGCACTCCGAGAGCGTGGCCGTCATCACCGACGTCGACTGGTACCAGTGAGGGGGTGAGCGATGAGCATGTTCAAGGCTAACCTGAGCAAGCTGGTCCACATCAAGACTTGGCCCCGCAGCATCACGCAGGGTGGGGCCGGCGACGGGACCAAGGTGACCACGGAGCTGCCGGTGTACATCGGCAACGCCGGCGAGCGGCAGTACATCGACGGCGCGTTCTTGCAGATCGAGGGCTACGGTGCGCCGTGGCCCGGAGACCTCAACTGTGCCGTGAACCTGGTGACCGCGGCCGGTTCCTACGACCTGGGGACCGTGACGGTGACCGCCGCGGACGCGCCGCAGACGCTGGACATCCCGGATGAGTACCTGCGCAAACCCGACGACGACTTTGGGGGGAATCTCCTGGACCACGCGACCCTCGAGGTGACCCCGACGTTCGCGGGCGGGTCCGGCGAGACGGTGGACGTGGTGTTCATCGTGGCGGTGGGGCTCTACAACCCGATCAAGTGACGAGACTGACCGGGCGGCGTGGGCCGACTCCCGCGCCGCCCGGTTGACTGGAGGCGACGATGGCTGCGAGCTTGCGGACGCGGTGGGCCGACAGGATCAAGGGCAGCGGGCTGGCGGTGCCGGACTCCTCTTCCGGCGCGTGGCTGGCGGCCCCTGACGGTGTCCACGACCTTCGGAGGATGGACGGACGCGGCAACCCGCTGGGGAGGCTCACGGAGGTGGTCCTGGTGGTGGCTGGGCTGGTGGCCGGCCCTAGCAGGACGTCGGTGGTGATCGAGGCCCGGTTCTCGGCCTACCCGGAGGGGGCCAAGGGGGTGCCGCTGTACACCGGTGAGCCGGTGGTGGTGTACTCCGGGGAGATCCCGGTGGCGATGGGAGACAGTTCCATGCTGCACATCGGCGAGGTGGTCCCGCTCCCGGAGGACGTGGTGAACATCGAGCACGCGCCGCTGGTTGGGGCCGAGCTGAGGGTAACGCTCGGGAGCACGGGCGACGTAACTGTGGCATACCTGGGCGCGGTGTTGCTGGGCAACGGTGCACAGCTCCCGGCCGCCGAAATCCAGCCGTGGGAGGTGACCCGATGAGGATGCGTATGGTGCGGTTCGTGAAGGGGTGGCGGCAGTACAACGCCGGCGAGCGGGCCGGTTTCGTGGTCGGCGTGGCGGACAGGCTGATCGCGACCGGTGTTGCCGTCCCGGTGGAGCCGGCCGGCCCGGCCCGTGGTGATGCGGTGCCCGAGACCACCACCGAGGCGCCGGAGGCCACGAAGCGGGCTCCGAAGCGGGCGGCGAAGCGTAAGGCGACGCGCAAGGGCGGCAAGGCCAAGAGCTGACCATGCGCGAGCTCGAGGTGCTTGTCGCGCCGACCGCATCGAGCCTCGTGACGCAGGCCGAGGCCGAAGCGTATCTGGGCGAGGCCCTGGGCGCCACCGCGGATCTTCGGCTCGCGGCCGCAACCCGCGAGGTGGAGGCCCTGTGCGCGCAGGTGTTGCGCCGGGCCACGTACCGGGAGCGCACCACCGGCTCGGGCCGGGACGTGCTGCTGCTATCGCGGTTCCCGCTGGTAGCGGTGGCGTCGGTGTCCGTGGATGACGTTGCGCTGGACTCCGGCTCGTATGAGGTGATGGCGTCCGTCGGGGCACTCCACAGGACCGACGGGGACGTGTGGCCGGCGCCGCTGCGGAGGAACCCGAGGCTGTACACGGTGACGTTGGCCCCGGACCCGGGGCCGAACGTGGTGGTGGAATACGAGGCCGGCTACGCGGACGGCGAGGTGCCGGACGACCTCCGCCTCGCTGTGCTTCGGGTGTTGGAATACCGGCTCCGGCGTGGTGTGGGCGTGAAGGCGATGCGGGCCGGGCAGGCGTCGGTGACCTACCTGGACGAGCGGGCCGGCGCGACGGAGGACGGGTGGCTCCGGGCCGACGTGCTGCCGCTGGTGGCTCCGTACAGGGTGGCGGTGTAGGGGGGGTGGGCATGGGGCTCGGCATACGACCATTGCTGACCGACGAGGTGGTGTGGCGCCGAAGAGTCGGGCAGACCGCGACGGGGGCGCCGACGTTCGAGGCCGGCGGAGCAACGTTGCGGGGCTCACTGACCGAGGACCCGGAGCTGGACATGAACCTCGAGCGGGACGGACTCCGCCCCCGCGCGCTGCTGCTACTGGACTCGGCCCCCGGCGTGGCAGTGGGCGACCGGATCGAAGCCGGCGGGGAGGCGTACACGGTTCTACACGTGTACCGCTACCCGGTGCCGAACGGGACGCGGACGGAAACGGCGGTGCTCGGGTGAGCTGGCGAGTGACTGTTGACCTCCGGTCCGCGGACGCCGACCTCCGGGCACTCCGGAACAAGCTGACGCTTGGGTTGGCGCGCGGCCTGGTGCGCGCTGGAACGCAAACGATGCGGCGGAGCAAGCGGTTTGTCCCGGTGGACACGGGCACGCTCAAGTCAAGCGGGCAAGTGACAACGCGGCCGGTGCGGATCGGTTCGGATCTGGTGGTGGTGGCCTACTACGGGGGGGCGGCCGCGGACTATGCGGAGCGGCAGCACGAGGTGCTGTACTACCGCCACAGGGTGGGGGGGCCGAAATACCTGGCGCGCGCCGTTGCCGCCCTGTTGCCGGTGTACCCTGAGTGGGTGACGCAAGAGCTGGACAAGGCGATACGGGGGACGTGGTGACCACGAGCGAAGCGCTTGCGACGTTGCTACAAGAGGCCGGGCAGGGGACGCTCGGCGTCGACCTCTACTGGGATCATTTACCCGACACGCCGACGCCGGCCCTTGCTGTTGTGGTATCGGAGGAGCTGTGGGAGCGTGGGAGTCACGACGCCGCGGCTCCGTCGATGGTGGCCGAGCTGGTACAGATCGTATCGCGGGCCGCCACCGTCGAGGACGCACGGGCTCGAGCCGACGCTGCGCAGGCGGCGCTGGCGCGGCGATGGGACCGCAACATGGGCGGCTTGGTGCTGCACATCGTGCTGCGCAGGCGCCGACCGTGGGTGGTAGAGCTGACCCCTGGCGCGCGCGAGGTGGTTGCGGTGGCCGAGGTGGAGGCGGTATCATCGTGAGGAGGTGAGCATGGGCAGTAAACGAAAGAGCGGGCAGGCGCGGGCATACACCGTCGGGACGTGGGCCGGAAGGCCCAACTACCGGTGCGGCCTGTGTCCGTTCGCGACCCTGAACGCGGAAACGCTCCGCGCCCACATGGCAGACCGCCACGGGCTCACCGTGGCCGTGGTGGAGCCGGAGGAGCGCGGGGAGGACGTAGACGAAACGACCGGCGCGGCGGCCGAGGCCAGCGGCGCGACAGACAACGGAGGTGACGAATGAGCGGCGCGATTCATGGACATGGGACCCTGCTCCAGATCGGGGACGGGGCAAGCCCGGAAAACTTCACGACCATCGCGGAGGTGACAGACATCAACGGGCCGAACATCTCGGTGGACACGGTGGACGTGACCTCGCACTCAAGCCCCGGAGCGTACAAGGAGTACATTGTCTCGCTCATCGAGCCGGGCGAGGTGCGCTTCACGGTCAACTTCATCCCGACGGACGCGACCCACGGGCTCACCAGCGGGCTTCTGAAGGACCTCCAGGACCGGACGCTTCGCAACTTCCAGCTTGTGTTCCCGGACGCCACGAGCACGACCTACGCATTCTCGGCCTACGTCACCGGCTTCCAGATCAAGGAACCGACGACCGACGTGCTCGGCGCGGACGTGACGCTCAAGATCACCGGCCAGATCACGGCCGTGTAACCGGGAGGACATGATGCTCGTACCAGAGAAAACCGTAACGGTTGGCGGTGAGGAGCTGAAGCTGCGGGCCACCATCGGCGCGTTCATGCGGGTGGAGGACGTTCTGGGGGTGTCGCTGCTGGCGAGGACCCCGGAGGACCGCGAGAAGCTGGCGGAGCGGTTCTCGGCCCTGAAGTTCGGTGAGCTGCTGGACCTGCTGGTGGCGTTCGCGGACGTTCCGGCTGACGAGCGCGACGGGCTGCGAGACAAGTTGGCCGAGGGGCTGGCGCCCACGGAGCTGGTGCCGCTCACCGAGGCGTTCGGGGAGCTGCTGCGGGAGGGTTTCGGCTCGGAGGACGCCGCAACCGCCCCTTTCGGAGAGCCGAGGGAGTAGCTGGATCGGACGGCGGTGACCCGCTAACGTTCCGCTCACTGTCCGTTGTCGCTCGGGCGTGGCTCGGCATGGGCACGGCTGAGTATGAGGCGGCGCCCCCATGGTACGTCGTGGGGGCGCTGCGCGTGTACCAGCACCAGCTCGCGTTCCTGGACCACCACGCCGCGATGATGGAGGCGCTGCTGCACGCAGGCTTTGCCGGCCCGAACGCAACCCGCCGGGGGCCGGACGACTTCCGGCTGCTACGTCGGCCGGGGCCGCGCCCGGACCCGGACACGCTGAAGAGGAAGTGGACCAACGTGGTGGCCATGTTCAGGCTCGCGTCGGAGGCCGCTGAGGCGACGCGGGGGGCTGGGGCCACCGGAGGGGGTGACGAGTGACGGTACAGCTTGGTCCGGTGCAGGTGACGTTCGCTGGCGATATCGGCCAGCTTGAGCGTTCTCTGGCGTCGGCGTCCCGGGCGCTGGATGGCTTCGGCCGGCGGGCGGAGCGACTTGGGCGTACCCTGACGGTTGCCGTATCGGCCCCGCTGGCCGGCATCGGGGCGTCGGCCGCCAAGGCCGCGTCCGACCTCGACGTGTCGATGAGCCGAATCGTTGGGCTCGTAGGCGTGGCTGCGGACCAGGTGGCGCAGTGGCGAGACGAGCTGATCAAGCTGGGGCCGGCCGTTGGGAGGACGCCGCAAGAGCTGGGCGATGCGCTGTACTACGTGACCTCCGCCGGGCTGAGGGGTGCCGAGGCCCTGGAGGTGGTGCGAGCGTCGGCGATGGCGGCCGCCGCCGGCCTGGGCGACACGAAGGTGGTCGCAGACGCCGCGACATCGGCGATGAACGCATACGGCGCGGAGAACCTGAGCGCCGAGCAGGCCGTGTCGGTGCTGGTGGCGACTATCCGCGAGGGCAAGCTGGCCCCGGAGGAGCTGGCCGGCGCTATCGGCCGCGTGATCCCGGTAGCAACCCAGATGGGCGTGTCTTTCGACCAGGTGGGGGCCGCTATCGCCGCAATGAGCCGCACCGGGCTCAACGCGCACGAGGCCGTGACCGGGCTCCGGGCGCTCCTGGTGTCCATCCTGAACCCGTCGGCGCAGGCCCGGCAGACGATGGGGGAGCTTGGCATCAGTCTCGAGGAGCTGCGCCGGCGCATCCGGGACAACGGCCTGCTCGACGGCCTGACCTACATGGCGCAGGGGATCGGGGACAATACGGACGCGCTGGGCGAGGTGATCCCGAACGTCCGCGCGCTGGTTCCGTTTCTCTCGATGCTCGGCAGTCAGGGCGAAAAGACACGGGAGATCTTTGACTCGCTGGCGCGGACCACCAGCGGCGACTTCAACGCCGCCTTCGAGGCGTTCGACGAGACCGCCGCCGGCGCCGCCGCGAGGATGAAGGGCGAGCTGGGGGCGGCGCTGACCGAGCTGGGGGACGCGATTCTTCCGCACTTGGTGCCGGTAGTGGAGGCCGTGGCCGGCGCGGTCAGTGGGCTCGCCGACTGGTTCGACGGTCTGAGTGACACCGGCAAGGACGTGGTGGTGGCGTTGGGCGCTGTCGCGGCCGCTGCCGGTCCCGTGCTCATGGTCGGCGGGAAACTGGCGGGGCTGTTGTCGACGCTTGTGGTGAAGATGGGCGGAGCGGCGGCGGCGGCGTCGAAACTGTCGACGGCGGTGGCTGTTGTTGGAGCCGCCTATGCCGGCTGGAAGGTGGGCCGGTGGATCAGTGACGTGACCGGGTTGACGGAGGCAACGTCACGGCTCGGGGATTCCACCGCTGAGATGGCGAGTGTTGTGGCGGCCAGTGAGGAGCGGTGGCGCCAACTGGTGGACTCGACGCGCCGGCTCATGGATAAGCTTGGCGTGTCGGTGGCGGACCTGGGCATCACCGTCGAGACGCTGCGGGACCGGAACGAGGACAACGCCGCCGCGCTGCTGAGAGCCAACGAGCAACTGGTGCGCATGGCGCGGGAGGCCCGGGTGGCCGGGGCCGCCGCGGACGCGCTGAGTGACAACACGGAGGGGGCCGCCGAGGCCGCCGACGGGCTCGCCACGGGTGCCGAGAGCGCCGGCAAGGAGGTAGAGGACCTACGGGCGGAGATCAGAGACGGCATCCAGGCGCTACAGGCGATGGCGCCGGCGCTCGAGGCCGCTGCGAGTGACACCGACGAGTTCGGTGACGCTGCGGAAGACGCACAAGAGCAGGCGAACCTGCTGGCCGGCGCGATGGAAGAAGCGGAGCGCCACGCCGACTCGCTGGCCGGCGCCATGCAAGACGCGGCGAGCGACGCCAGTGACGCTGGCGATGAGGCAGGGGAGCTGGTGGGCAACGTGGACGCGCTGGCGGACGCCGTGGACGGTCTGCCACCGTGGCCGATCCCGACGGTTGAGGAGCTGGGCGGCCTGAACGACGCCACCGAGAGCATCTACCGCACGCTCCAGGACGTGGCCGGCCTGATCGGGCAGGGTGTGTTCGACGCGCTGAGCGGTGACCTGGACGCCGTGCGGGACCTGGGCTCACAGATCGGCGACGCGCTGCTTGCCGGCCTGGCGGACATCCTGAACACGGGGCTGTTTGACGTCCTGAACAATGCGATTCTCGGGAACATGGGCGGGCTCAAGGGGCTGGCGGAGAAGCTGGCGTCAGTCATCAAAGACGCATTCGCCGGAAAGCTGACCGGGCTGGGGAAGCTTGGCGCCGGCCTGGCGGGGCTCGGGATAGCCTTCGCGGGCCACCAGGCCGGTGGTGCTGGCGGGGCGCTCATGGGGGCACTCGGCGGCGCCCTGGCCGGCGCACAGCTCGGCTCGATCGTTCCCGGCATCGGGACCGCCGTGGGCGCGATTGTCGGCGGAATTGTCGGGTTGCTGGGCGGCATCTTCGGCGGGTCGGAGAACCCGCCGCATCCGAACGTGCAGGTGGCCTGGAGGCCCGGCGTCGGGGCCAGCGTGACCGGGACCGACCTCCCGGGCGGCTTCTCCGTGCAGCAAACGCAGGCCGCGGTGTATCAGGTGATCGCCAAGACGCAGGAGGGCTTCCTGAACGCTATCTCCGCGTTTGGTGACGCTTCCCTGTTTGCGCTGGCAGACCTCAGCAACATGCTCATCAACTGGAGCGGTTCGCCGGCCGCTGACGACCTCCAGCGGACCATAAACGACCTGCTGCGCTACTACTTGCCGGGGCAGGTGCAGAATGCCGTCGCCGGCGCGATTTACGAGGGATTCTATGATCTCGGCTTCTCGCAAGCGTGGGTAGACAACCTATTCCGCACGCTTGGGATGTACGACGTCGACGCGCGCGTGCAGATCTTGCAGCAAGTGATTCAGGCGGCAGTAGGGATCGCGCGCGTGATCCAGGGGGTGAGCTGGGGCGAGCTGACCTCCGCGGCAAGGGCGAGCGAATGGGAGCGGTTTGGCGAGTATATGGGCTCGATCTTCGACCAGATCGAGCTGCTTCAGGCGCGCATGGGCGCCGAGGTGGATATCGCCGGGGTGGCCGGCGACGTGCAGGCTATCGCGCAACTGATAGCGGAGGCCGGGCAGTCCATCGTGGAGTGGATTCAGGCCGTGGACCAGGTGCGCCAGTCAATCGCGGAGCGCGTGGCGGCCGCCAAGGAGAACCTGCTGCTGGGCGGAATGGACCCGGCCGAGCAGATGGAATACGTTCTCGGCCGGATCGGCGAGCTGCTCGACGTGATCGCATCGAGCGCCGACCTGAGTGAGATCGCCGGCTCGGCAGACGCGCTGTTTGACTACATCCAGCGGCTACAGGCGCTCTTCGAGCAGATGGGCGTGGACCTGTACGCGCCGCTGGGTGATCTGGCGTCCATGCTCCCGGGCGCGACCCCGGACATGACGGCGGCCGACTACCTGGCGATGTTGTACGACCAGGTGCAGGGGTACGCAGACGAGGCAACGCAGGGGATTCTGGACACGTTGCAGGAGTTCGCAGACCAGCTCCAAGGGGCCGGGGAGGACACACAGGCGGCGTTCGCCGACTTCAACGCCGCGGCGGCGGCAGCGACCACGCAGACCACGGACATGGGCGCGGCAGCATCGAGCGCAGCGTTCGGCCTGGGCATGGCGGCGTCGGCCGCAACCCGGCTGGCTGTGGCGCTGGACGACCTGACTGCCGCCGCAGGCGGCGGTGCCGGGAGCGAGGCGGTGGTGGAGGCCGCGGAGCAGTCCGGCGGCTCCGGGGCCACGCCGACCGTTGCCACCACCGTGAACGTGCGCGGGAGCGTGGCGCCGCTGCTGGACGTGATGGTGGGGACGGTTGCGGAATCACTCAACCCCGCGTTAGGCTAGGGGTGGAGGCGACAATGCCGCGTGGACTCACTCAGGAGCAGATCGGGGCGCGGACCGCCGGCGCGGCCGTGGTGAAACTGTTGCTGACCGTGACCGCGGCCAACGGCGAGCAGAGGCGCTGGTGTACTGGGCAGACCCCGTACCGGTACGGTGGCTCCACGTTCACGCCGCGCCCGATCCGGCCCGGCGACCTGGTGATAGGCGAGCGCGGGACCGAGTGGCGGGTGGAGATCGGCGACGTTGACCGGACCGTGACGCCGTGGTGCTACGTGGCCGGCCTGAGCGGGGGCACTGTCGAGGCCGTTGTGCTCCTGAGGCCGGAGACGCGCTCCTGGCAGACCGCCGGGACCATAACGGCCCGGATCGACCACGTGGTGCTCCGCCCCGGTGGGGGCTGCACGTGGAGAGCCGCGCGTGCCCGCTGCGGTACGGCGACGCGCTGTGCGGGCACTCCGGGAACCCCTGCGATCACACGTACCAGTCCTGCGTCGACCGCGGGAACGAGGACCGGTTCCGGGGGCTGCGGTTCGCGCCGGAGGCCGGGGCTGTGATCGACCTGGGGGCTGGCGGAACCGTGACGCTGGACGACAGTGGAGACGACGCCGGCGAGGCCGCTGGCGGTGGCGGTTACCCGCGGCCGTTGCCGGACCCGGGGGCGTGGGGCGGGACTACCACGATCCCGTTCTGGCGGGTGCTCGACGAGCTGAATAGGTGGGAGGAGGTGATTAGGTGAGCGTTCACGTGAGCGTGCCGCCGGTGTTGCTCCCGCGGCTGACCTGGAGCGGGGGCGCGCCGTGGCGTCCGACCGACATGACGCGCACGGTGTCCGGCGTGGAATACACGCGGACCGCCTACGAGGACGCGGTGGAGCGCGGTACGGTGCAGTTCGTGGTGCGCGAAACCGAGGCCGAGGCCGCAGTGGCGCTGCGGTGGCTGCTGTGGTACTTGTGCGGCGAGCTGCGCCACGTGTGGGCGCAGGACCCGCGGGCGCGGCTGCACGTGGACAGGCTGGTGGGCGTCGGTGACGGGACCCGGAGAACGTGGCCGCTCCCGCTCGCCGACGGCTACACGCTGCACGAGGTGAGCGTGGGCGGGGCGCCGGTGACCGGCTACACGCTGCACGATGAGCCGGCGAATCTGCTGGACGCCGGGGACGCCGGCGTGGGCGCGACGGCCGGGGCCACCGCCACCGCCGTTGGCGGGAGCATGGTCTACGGGCTCGGCACGTCGAGGGTTGGCCCGCGGGCGTACCTGGTGACGCCGAGCGGGACGCCGGCCCGGGCCGGTGTGTCTGTCGAGGCGTCGGTATCCGAGGGTGTGGGCTACACGTTCGCGGGCTCGGTGCTCCCGGGGGAGGGGGGCACGGTTGAGCTGCTGGTGGAGTGGCTGGACGGCATGGGCGCTGTACTGAGCTCCGCTGTGGTGGCGAGCGAGACCGGTGTGCTCGGGGCGTGGTCCGACCTGACCGGGACGGCGACCGCGCCGACAGGCGCCGTCAAGGCGCGGCTGACGTGTGGGCGCTCCGGCGGGACGATCCTCGAGCCGCTGGTGGTGAGCGGCCTGGGTGTGAGTCGGGGCGACGCGGGGTGGTGGTGGGCGCCGGGCACGGCGCACGGCGTGCTCGAGCTGGCGACGGCGCCGGCGGACGGGGAGCTGGTACGGGTGACCGCTACCGGAGTCGCGTTCCGGCCTGTGCGCGGTGCTGACGCCGAGCCGCGTGTTGAGACAAGCCCCGCCGGCATCGTGACTGTCTCGCTGGAGTACCGGGAGGTGGTCCCGGCGACGTTGTACGAGTAGGAGGTGGCTGTGAGTCCTGAGCGCCCGAATCCGTCGTTGCCGCCGACAGGTCCGCCGCAGGTGACCGGCGCGACCTCCGGTAGCGGCCTGGTGGTCCCGCCGCTACCGTCCCGCCCGCCAGTCATCGGTGGGTATGACCCGCCACCGGCGACCCCGGGGGGGCAAGAGGACGCGGGAGACGCGCGGCAGGTGCAGATATCGGAGAGCGCCCTGGGGGCCGTGACGCCGGTTGTGGGCGGGACCCGCAGGGTGACGGGGCGGTGGGCGTTCTGGCAGCGGGCCGGGGGCTGGATCTACGCTGCGGTGCTGCTGTGCGAGGGACCGGTGGCGGCGGTGTCTGATATTCAGATCGACGGCACGCCGATAGCCGACGTGGCCGAGGTGGCGGCTTACGAGGTGCGGACCGGGGAGGCTACGCAGACGCGGCTGTGGCCGACCGTGACGGAGCTGGAGCCGTTCTCAACGTATCCCGGCGCCGTGCTGATCGGCTTGAAACTGTCCGAGAACGGGGACGGGACGACGGCGATGGGTGGGTGGAAGGTGACCGGCGAGGTGTCCGGGCTGGTGGAGGACTTCAGGACCGGCGCCACCGTGGCGAGCGCCAACCCCGTCGTGCTCGCCTACCACGTGCTGACCTCCGGGGACCCGTGGGCGCGCACGGTGGACCCGTCACAGATCGACCTGGCGAGCTGGACCGCAGCGGCGGACCACGCAGACGAGGTGATGAGCGACGGGACGACGCGGTACGAGTACAACGGGCTCATCACCGAGCGGGACCCGATACGGGCCGCCCGGACCCTGCTGGCGCATGCGGCGGCGAGGCTTGTGGAGTACGACGGTACGCTCTACGTGGTGCAGGACCGCCAGACCACCGAGACCGGGGCGGAGATTGCGGCCGGCGAATGGGTGGTGGAGCCGGCGGCATCCGAGTCCGCGGCCTCGCGCCGGCCTACCGCTGTGCGCGCCCGCTACTACACGACAGACGGGCAGATGCGCGAGGTGGTGGTGCAGTGGCCCGGGGTGGACCCTGACCAAGCGGTGGAAGAGCTGGTGACCTATCCGGGCTGCACGGCAACGTCGCAGGCCGTGAGGCTGGCGACGCTGCGGCTCAACCGGGCGAACCTGGAGACATGGTCCTGGGACGGGACTGTCGGGCCGGCGGCGGCGGACCTGCTGCCGGGCGACGTGATCCGCATATCGGCCCCGGGTGGCCTGGACAGGCAACTGGTGCGCGTGCGGCGGGTGGTGGAGGCCGTGGCCGGCGCGCGCTACCGGCTGGTGGCAGACGAGTATGACCCGGCGGCCTACACCGACGTCGTGGCGCCGGAGGACACGCCGGTAGACGTCGGGACCTGGCCCCCGCCGGCGCCGGAGGCCCCCACGGGCATCGTGCAGACGTTCGTGGAGGTGGGCGACCTGGACGGGCTGGCCTTGGTTCCTCCGGCGGACTGTTCCACGTCGGAGGGGTGGTCCGGCGATTCCGGCATGACTGGAGGATACGACGCCGGCGAGGACGCGGCCACGGTGACCAACCCGGACGGAATGGTGTGGACGGACGGCTCGCCGGAGGAGCGGTATTGGGGCCACGACTTCGACCCGGGCGACGCGGACGCGGTGCAGGTGGCGTTTGTCGCGCGCGTCGGCCCGCTCGAGACGAGTGACCCGAGCCTGTACTGTCAACCCGTGGCGTATTATTGGCGGTACACTGCGGACGGGGTGGAACAAGCGCGCGGGGCTGTGGCGTTCGGGGCGGACACCACGTGGGCGCGTGTGTCGGCTGTCATCAAGGTGGACAAGACGGCAAGCGTCCACCGGTTCGAGTTCGTGGCGCAGGCGGCCGCGGGGAATCCGACGTGCCCGACTCACATGACCGGGCACCAGACCCTTTACGTGAAGCGTGTGCGTGTGATCCCGCACGGCGCGGCTGGCGGCGCAGGAATCGTTGAGCGGTGGACCTGGACAAACCCGGCCAACGCTGCGGCGACGGTGCTGCGGCACGAGGTGCGCTACGGCTGGGCGCTGGAACCGCTAGGGACCGTGCCCGGGGAGGCGGAGGTGGCCTGGATCGGCCCCGCCCCCGGCGTGGGGCCGCAGGTGCCGGACCCCCCATCACTGGACGCCGTAACACCGCGCTGGTTCTCGGCCGGGCGCGGTGGGCGTGTTGAGTGGCCGGCGCTAACACGTGCTGAGCAGGCATTCGAGCTGGCCGGCGTGCTGATCCGGGTGGCGGCTGCCGCGGACGTGGACACGACCGGGCAGGCCGCCGGCGCGTTGCTGGCCGTCGGGAGTGACGGCAAGACGCACGAGTACCAGGGGCAGGGGGCCGGTTCCGGCCTGGACGCCGATACCGTGGACGGGAAACACGCCGCGGACCTCGAGGGGCCGGTGATCGCGCGCGGGACGGTGGCGGCTAGCGGGGCGTTCTCGGTGGACCTGAGCGCCTACGACTTCACGTCGGCGCCGCGCGTGTCACTGGAGGCCGCGGCCGCCTACCAAACCGGCGTCGGATTCAAGACAATACGGCTCGCGTTGCTGACGAACGCCACGGCGTCCACACTGAATGGGCGACTGGTGAGGCTAAGGGTAAACGACTCGGGCTCGTGCTCGCTGTCTGACGATACGGGCACGGTGCATTGGCTGGCTGTGGAGGCATGATGACCGGCGATGCGCGCGAGTGGGAGCTGTTGCGTTCCGAGGTACAGGCGCTCCGGGCCGACGTGCTGAACCTGTACCGCGACGCGATTCAGGGGCTCGCCGAGCGCGTGGCGCGCGCCGAGGAGAAGCTGCGAGCGGCCCACCGCCGGCTGGACGAGGAGGCTGCGGAGCGCGAGGAGCTGCGGCACGCTGTTGCGGACGTCGCGGCGCGGTTGGACCGGCTGTGGGTGAAAGTGACCGTGCCGGTTGCTGTCCTGGTGATTCTGGCGCAGTTCTTCGCGCCGATCCTGGTGCGCGTGTTGGAGCGGGAGCTGAGATCCGGACACTCCCGCCCGGCGGCTACGCAGTTCGCGGACCCCGGAGGGGGTGAGCGATGAGGCGTGTTCTGACCACGATGGAGCTGCGGTCCGACGCGCTGGGAGACGGGCGGTTTGGCGCCCCGAGGGGTAGGCGCCGACACATTGGGCTGGACCTACTGGCCGACCCCGGCGCCCACGTGTTCGCGCCGGAGAGCGGAACAGTCCGGCTCGGCTACCCGTACAGCGACTCGCGTGAGTACCGAATCGTGGATGTGTTCTCAGAGTCCGGCGTCCGGTGGCGGCTGTTCTACGTGCGGCCGGTGGTGGAGGGGGGAGCGCGCGTGGGAGCCGGTGACGTCCTGGGGGTAGCGCAGGATATCGCGGCGCGGTATACTCATCCAGGAGGCCCGGTGATGCGGAACCATGTACACGTGCAGGCTGGCGTTTCCGGCAGGGTGCTGCTGGGCCGCCACGGGCTTCCGGTGAGTGAGACCCCATGGATCGACCCCGGGCTGCTGTTCCGACTGGCCGGAATCGGTGTGCTCGGGCTGGCGGGAGGTGACGAGTGAAACAGGTGTTGGGTGTGCTGTTCCTGGTGCTGGCCGTGGCGCTGGTGGCGCCGGCCGGAGAGCTGACGTTCGTGGGCGCCGCGTGCTCGGCGCAGTGGAGGACCGACCTGTACCTGGAGGGCGACGCGAGCGCCTACCCGGGGCCGCAAACGGTGGTGTTGCGGTACACGCCGTTCGGCTCGGTGGACGCGGTGACCGCCGAGGTGAGTATCGAGGGGGGCGCCGCCGATTGGGCCGTGTGGGCGCCGAACGTGGTGTGCGAGCATCTACCCGGCGTGGAGGACAGTACCGGGGTGCTGACAGTGACACTGCCGTGGGACGCTAGCGGGTGGGCTCGCACGTGGTCACCGCCGGGCTTCGGGCAACTGCTGGAGCCGGCCGAGGGGCTGAGTTATTCCGCACAGTACAGGGTGCCGCAGTACGACGTTGAACGGTTCCGGGCGAACCTGCTTCTATACAACCCGCCCGGTGGTAGTTACTCGGTGCTCGTGGTCGGGGCTACGTGGGTGTTTCTGACGCCGGGCGAGGCCCTGGCGGTGCTCGGGGTGGCCCCGGGGGCCGGCGTTGAGCTGGTGAGCGGTGGTGTGGCAATGGCAACGTGCTCGGTAGTGGACAACGCCACGAACGACGGCACCACCGTGCCGCTGTTGGTGCGTCCTGGAGGCTGACGTGGCGGACTCGAGCGCGGGGTATCGGTGGACCAAGTGGGCGTCGCGCCGACTGGTGTTTGCGCTCCTGGTGGTGGTAGAGGCTGGGCTGCTGCTGTGGTGCGGCAAGGTGTCGGGTGACGTCTACGGATCGGTGGTAACCGTCACCGTGGCGTCGTATCTCGGAGCGCGGGCCGTGGAATCTGTAGGCGCGGCCGTTGGGAGGCGAGGAAATGGGTAGCATGGTGTGGTATCTGGTGGCGTTCCTGGCCGGCGTGCTGACCGGCTGGCTGGTAACACTGAACAACACACGGCGCGCTGCCGAGCTGCACAGGATGGCAAGTGAGCGGCTTGAACAGGCGCTCGACCTGCTGCACGAGGCGCGCAAGATGGTGAGGGACAAGGACAGATCGCCATGAGCGAGCTGGTGACGGCGTGGCTCGCGGTTGGCGCAGGACTCCTCCTCCTTGGCGTTTGGCTGTGGCGGCGGTGGGCGTGGGCTCGCCGCCGCCGCGGCCCCTCTTTCGAGAGGGTGATGAGCACGCCGGCCGGGCCGATCCTGGTGCGGGTGGCTCCCGGCTATGATCGGGCAGACGCTGAAGCGCTGGCGGAGCAGGTGGCGTGGGTGTACGGGAGGGTGTGGCTCGCGCTGTGTGGCTGTTACGGGGCGGACCCGGAGACGGCGGCGCCCGAGGTGATCGAGGTGCTTGACTTCCGACTGCGCGACGGTGACCGTGAGTTCGACGGGGAGACGCTGCACGTGTGGCCGCGCCCGCGTGTGCGGCTGTCGAGGCCGCGCGTCAAGTTGTCGGCCCGCCCCGGCTCGGACCTGGAGGTGGTGTACCTCCCGGACGCAACGGCCTGGGAGCTGCGCAACTGTGCCCGGCGGCGCTCGCCGGCGGCCGGGAACGCCGGCGAGTTCGAGGACGCACCAGGGGACGAGTGTGGTGAGGCCGTTGTGCGCAAGGTGGGCCGCGACATGCTGGACATGGTGGAACCTGGCGCACAGGAGTGGGCCGTGGTCACCGGGGAGTGGGCCGGCCCGAGGAGGGACGTGGGGTGATGCGGACGCTGTCTATCGCCGGCGGGGTGGCCGTGCTCGCCGTGATTGTCGCGCTGGCCGTCCTGGCCTATGTGCAGACAACGCGCGCGGCGAGGTGGCGCGCGGAGGCGCTGCGATACCAGGACCGGGTGCGGCGGTACGCGACCGCACTGCGTGAGGCCGGCCAAGCGATTGCGGACCAGAACGCGCGGGTGGCTGCGCTACAACGGCAGGGGGAGCTGTTGCGCGCGGCCATGGAGCGGGCCGCCGAGCGCTCGGGGGCTGAGGAGCGAGCGTACCGGGACGAGACCGAGCGGCTACACGCCGACCTCGAGCGGCTGCGGGCGGAGCTGGAGGACCTGTCCAGGTGCGACGCATGCGACCGGGCGTGGCACTGGGCGACGGCCGTGGACGAGGAGGATGAGTGATGCGCCGGGCGTGGCTGTGCGCGGTGCTGGTGCTCGCCGGCGCGGTGGGGTGTCGCCACGTGGAGCCGCCCCCGCCGGAGATCGTAACCGTCCGGGTGCCGGTGACCGTGTGCCCGAAGGTGCCGGACGGGATCAAGCTGGCCGAGGTGCCGACGCCGCCCCCCCCGCCGCCGGAGGACGCCACCGACGAGCAGGTGGTGGCCTGGTACACCGAGGCCGCCGGGTGGGTGCGGGCGCTGTGGCTGGTGGCAACCCGGAACACGGCGGTGGCCGGAGCGCTCCTCGAGGCACTGCTGTCGTGCGATTCCGGGACCGCCGTTTCCGACCCTGAGCGCGCGCCAACGCCACGGGGAGGGCAACCCATAGGGCCGCCCGAGTAGGCAGCTGTTATCCGAGTGTTTCCACGCTATCGGGCATGTCTGAGCACGGGGCCGGCCAACAGGCCTCGGCGGACGTAGCACGAGGCCAACCCGCCGGGGCGTGAGGCCCGCCCCCGGGGGCGTGAGGCCCGCCCCCCCCTGGCGTGACACCACCCCCTTCCTACAGAACATAAGACGAAGAACAAAGGGGGGGGTGTCACTTGAGCGAATCCGCGGATATCGGGGGGTTGACGTGTGTGATCTGAGGCTATATGATGAGACAGAACACGGGGGATAACCCCGAAGCGAAAGGAGGGAACGATGGCCGGAACGAAAAGCAGCAACGGAAACAAGGGCGCCACCAGTGGGGGCTTGTACGCCAAGCTGGCGGCGGCCCGGGCGGCGATGCGGCCGCCCAAGATGAACATGACGGGCCAGATCCAAAACCGCAGGTATCGCTACGCCGACCTGGCGGCCCTGCTGGAAGCTGTGGTGGGGCCGCTGCACGACAACGGCCTGCTGCTAGTCCAGCCAATCGAGCCGGTGGAGGACGGCGGCGGGCACGTCGTGACGTCCAGGATCATGGACCCGGAGACCGAAGAAGTGGTGGAGGCGTCGGCCTGTATCCCGCTCATAGACGACGCGCGCAAGCTGGGCGCGTGGGTGACGTACATGCGCCGCTACACGCTGGCTGCACTGGTTGCAATCGCGGCGGAAGAGGACACCGACGCCTACGACTCCGCCGCTGGCGGTGAGCGTCGGGCGCCGGCCGCTGGCGGCGGTACGCCGTCGGGCCGTGGAGGCCGGAAGGCCGAGGCCGGGAACGGCACCAGGGGTGACGGCGAGCGTGTCGAGGAGCTGGGGCCGGTGCTGGTGGAGCAGGTGGCCGAGCACAAGCGGGGGACCCGCAAGGACGGCTCCGAGTACACCATGTACCGCGTGCGGTTCGCCGGCGGCGAAGAGCGGTTCACGTTCTCCACGGCGGCCGCGGACGTCCTGAGCACAGCGGCCGCCAAGGGCGACAAAGTGATCGCGACGGTGACCTGGCGCGGACGATTCTCGAACATCACCAGCGTCGAGGTGGTGGAAGAGGGTGCCGGGAACGTGGCTCCGGCGCCGAAGGGGCGGGACGATGATGACTTACCGTTCTGAGGCGGAGCAGGCGGAGGTGGAGGGGGCGCTGCTGGGCGCCCCGCTCCGCCGGCCCCGGATCGAGTTCGACCCGGAGACGCACAGCTACCGCGTGGACGGGCGCCCCGTCCCGTCGGTGACGCAGGTGATCGGTTCTGGCCGGCCGGCGTGGGTGGACGAGGCGACGTGGGAGGCCGCGGCGGCCCGCGGGACGCGCATACACGAGGCCGCGGCCGAGCTGGAGCTGACCGGGCGCCGGCCCGAGACGGACGCGGCATATCGCGGCTACCTCGATGGGTGGCTGTGGTGGCTGCGAGTGGCTGGTGTGGACCCCAGGCCCGTCCTGGTGGAGGAGCCGGTTGCGTCGGTGGTGTACCGCTACGCGGGCACCGTGGACCGCGTGTATGCGCTCCCGGGGCAGGCCCGGGCGCTGGTGGTGGATATCAAGACGGGCTCGCCGGCGGTCTGGCATTCCTGGCAGGTGGCGCTGTACGCGCTGGCGCTCCGGGAGATGGGGTGTCCGGTGGTGGAATGCCGGGTGGTGTACCTGGCCGCGGACGGTGCCGCGCGCCAGACTGTTGTGGCCGGCCGCGACCTGCACGTGGCGGCGGCGCATGGACTCGCCGCTGTGACCGAGTGGCACAACACGAAAGGAGGGAGTGATGAGTGAGTTTCAGATCGTGATTCCGGAGCCGGAGGAGCGCGCGGACCTGCTGGCGCAGGCGGATGCGCTGGAGGTGACGTGCAAGGAGGACGCTGACACCGCCGGCGTGCTGGTGCAGGCGCTCGCGGCCGTAAAAGCTGAGATTCACGAGGCTTTTGACCCGGTGGTGCAGGCGGCCCACAAGGCACACAAGGCGGCCGTGGCGGCGCGGAAGCGGTATCTGGACCCGGTGGAGGCCGCCGAGCGGGAGCTGAAGCGGCGCGTGATGGCGTGGCAGAGGGCCGAGCGCGAGCGCGTCGAGGCCGAGCGGCGCGCCGCCGTTGAGGCGGAGCGGGCGCGGCTGGCGGCGGAGGCTGAGTCCATCGGCATTCCGGAGGAGGCGCTGGACGACCTGGCCGTGGCCGCCGAGGCCGAGGCTGCTGTGCCGGAGCCGGAGGCCCCCGAGGTGGCGGGGCTGGTGGTGGTGAAGCGGTACGACGCCGAGGTGGTGGACCTCCGGGCGCTGCTGCGGTGGGCCGTGGAGGACGAGACAGGCGTGGGGCTTGGGCTGGTACAGATCAACCGGAGCGCACTGCGCAAGCTGGCCGGAGCGATGCGCGAGGCGCTGAATATCCCGGGCGTGCGGCTGGTGGTGACCGAGACCGCGCGCCGGAAGTGACGGATAGGAGGCCGTGATGAAGTACATGAACGCAGCGGAGGGTGTGATGGACGTTCTGAAGCGGAACCCGGGCGGGGTGGACGTGTTCCAGCTCGCACAGGAAACGGGATTCTCGGAGGGCTCTGTGCGCAACGTGGTGACGTACCTGGTGGGCGCCGGGCTGGCCGAGAAGGTGGATTCCGATAACGTGAGTCCGCGTGGCCGGCGAGTCGCCAAGTATCGGCTCCTCGGGGGTGTGCGGTGAACGTGCTCGGGCTGGACCTGGGAACGGTGACGGGCTGGGCGGTGGCGTGGCTGCCGCCCGGCCCCGCCGAGCCGGTGTTCCGCGCGAGCGGCGTGGTGGACCTGAGCGTGCGCCGCGGCGAATCCGCCGGCGTGCGGTTCCTCCGGTTTCGCCGGTTCCTGGAGCCGGTGCTGAGCGGTGAGCTGGTGTCGGTGGGTGGCGAGGACGGCCTGGTGGTGGCGTATGAGCACGTGCGATTCCACCGCGGGGGGGCCGCCGGCGAGGTGTACGGCGGGCTCCTCGGGACGCTGCTGGCCGCATGCGCGGAGCACGGACGGGAACACGTGCCGGTGGCGGTGTCTGACGTGAAGCGGGCGGCAACCGGGCGCGGGAACGCCGACAAGGTGGCCGTGGTGGAGGCGGCCAGGCGGCGGTGGCCGGACTGGACGCCGGAGAACGTGCGCCACGCTCATGATGAGGCAGACGCGCGGTGGGTGGTGGTGGCCGCTGCGGCGGTGCTCGGGCCGGAGGTGACGGCTGACGCGCTCGAGACGCTTGAGAGCGGTGGAGGGAGGTGCTGACATGCAACCGAAGGGCCAACGCGGAACGCGGCCGGCGCTCGGCCAGCGTGTGAGGGCACGGGACCGGCTGGTACGCGACTGGCGATATGTCGAACGAGAAGCCCGCGATGAGCGTTACTGGCGGCGGGCCGGGGAGCGGAGGCGCGGGCGACCGCCCATTCCCGGGTGGGAGCCGGCGCCGGCCCCAGTGGAGGGCATGTACATCGGGTACAGAACCTTCTCGAACGGCCGGGCCGAGTGGACAGGCGACTCGTGGGGATACGTTCCGCAACGGCACTTTGAGGTGTGGCTGGTGGTACCGAGCGACAGGGAGAACCCTGTTCCGGTGCTACCGGAGGACGTGGAGCTTGTGAACGAGTGAGACGAAAGGAGGGAATGATGAGTGAGATGCTGGAGACGTTGGGCAGTGTGGGCGTGGTGGTGACACCGACAAGGGGCGGGCACGCCACGAACGGAAGAACGGCGGCCGTGGTGTCGGCGGCGGACGGCGGGAGCGGGAAAGCGTACACCAGGGTGAGGCTCCGGCACAACGTGGCGGAGCTGGCCGGCCTGAAGGACGGCGACCGCGTAACGCTGGCTGTTGTCGGCCCCGTGCTGGTGGTGGCGCGCTCCGAGCGCGGCTACGTGCTGCGGGAGACGGGGAGCGGCGCCGGCGGTAGCCTGGCGACTCAGACCGGGCGATGGCTGGGGCTCCCGGCCGGCGTGGCCGGCGAGGAGGACGTGTGGGTGGACCCGGAGGCCGGCGCGGTGATCGTGGTGTGTCGCTGGCGTCCTACCGTCGGGCCGTGCGGCTGGGTGGGTGATCTGGTGGAGGGGGCTGGCAGCGGCGGAGCCGAGGATGAGCCGGAGGCCGGCCAGCAACCGCTCGGCCTGGCGTAGACCGAGAACCCGACAGATAGACCAGGAGCCCCGAGTGGGGCTCCTGGCTTGCGAAAGGAGGGAAAGGTGGTGGCGAGTCCACCAGACCCGCGCCAAGTATACTAGGCGACTGGCGACGCCGCAACACGGGGCTTGACTACGGCGGCCGCGGCATCTATGATCTGATAGGAAAGGAGGGACGCATGAGCACAGGGACGCACAATCTGGTGGAGGTGGTGTGGCGGGCGCAGCGGGCCGGCGCTGGCCTGAGTAACGCAGAGACGCTGGTGCTGCTGTACCTGGCCCACCGGGCGCGGTGGCGGACCAACGCCGACCTGGCGGCCGGCGAGGCGTACCCGTCGGTGCGACGGATCGCCACCGATACGGGGCTGAACGCGCGGACGGTGCGCCGCGCCGTGCGGGCGCTCGAGGAGCGTGGCCTGGTGTCGGTGGCCACGAGGGCGTGGCCAAGCGGCGCGCAGGCGTCGAACGTCTACACCGTGGTCGAAGAGGCGCTGGTGCAGATCGGGGAGCTGAACGGAGCCGGGGCCGACCCGGAGCCGGTGGCCGCGGAGGGCACGGTGCCGCCGGCCCACGAGGCCCGGCCTGGGGACGCCACCGGCCCCGCGCAAGCGGCGCGTCGGCGCCACGTCTACCCGGAGGAGTTTGAGGTGTTCTGGCGTGAGTACCCGCGGCGCGAGGGCGGGAAACGGGCGGCGTGGCTGGTGTGGAAGCGGCTGAAGGCCGCCGGCGAGCTACCGGACCTCGAGGTGCTGCTGCAAGCGGTGCGGGACCAGAAACGCTCGGATCAGTGGCGGCGCGGCTACGTGCCGCACGCTCGCACGTGGCTGCATCAGGGGCGGTGGGAGGATGAGCCGGCCGCCGGCGAACCGGACGGCGAAGGGCTGGACCCGGACCTGGCCGAGGCGATGGAGCTGGCCCGGGCCGCGTTCGAGGGCGGTGAGGCCGCGGGGACCGAGTCATGAACGGCGCACAGTCTGACGGGTGGCGAGAGGACCTGGAGCGGGCGGTGCTCGGGGCCGCCCTGTTTGACCCACACGCTGCGGTGGAGGTTGTGGGAAAGATTCCCGGGCCGGAGGTGTTCTCGGGGCAGTCCCGGGCACTGGTGTTCGAGGCCGTGCGCGATGCGGTGATGGGTGGGCGTCCTGTGGACGTGCTCACCGTGGTAGAGGCGCTGCGCGAGCGCGGGACGCTGGAGCGCGTTGGCGGGGCGGCCTGGGTGGCCGGCCTGGTGGACGCGCTTCCGGACTCGGCGAACGCGTGGTGGTACGCGGAACGGCTGGTGGAAGCGTGGCGACGGGAGCGGGTGGCCGCGGAGCTGAAGCGGGGCGCGGTGGAGCTGGGACGGCCCGACGCGGACCCAGACGAGGTGGTGGCGCGCGTGATGGGCGTGGCGTCCGGGACCGGCGGCGACGGGGAGCGGCTGCACAAGGTGACCGAGCTGGCAGACGACGTGCTGGCGCGGACAATGGACCCCGGGGCCGACGACGGCGAGCTGGTGGAGTTCCCGTTGCTGTCGCCGCCGTTGCTCCCGATCCGACCGGCCGGGAACACGGTTCTCGCCGGCGTACCGGGCTCCGGTAAATCGGCGCTGGCAGACCAGATCGCGATCGAGGTGGCCCGGGCCGGCTGGCCCGTGCTCATCCTCGGGCTGGAGGTGACGGCCTGGGAGCGGACCGCGCGGCTCATGGCGGCGCTGTCGGGGGTGTCGGTAACGTCGATTCTGACGCGGCAGGTGCCGCCGGCCCTGGTGGGCAAGCTGCACGAGGCCCGGGAGGAGCTGGCGATGCTCAACATCGAGCTGGCGGACGCCGCCGGCCTGAGCCTGGGGGCGCTGTGCGCCGTGATCCAACGGCGGGCGCTCGCCGGGGGGGTGAAGCTGGTGGTGGTGGACTACGTGCAACTGGTGGCGAACCCGGCCCGGGGGCGCTCCCGGGAACAGGAGGTGGCTGAGGTGTCGCGGACACTGACACAGCTTGCAAACAGACACGGCTTCCGGCTGCTGCTGGTGTCGCAACTGTCCCGCAACTCACAGCGTGAGAAGCGGGCGCCGGACCTACACGACCTTCGCGACTCCGGGCAGATCGAGCAGGATGCGTCGGAGGTGGTGATGATCGGGCCGCCGGCCGAGGGCTCCTACGGCCGGACGCAGGTGATCTACGTGAGAAAACAGCGGTTCGGGCCGGTTGGTAAGATCCCGGTGCTCTTT